CGTAGAAGTTAGTTACTTTTTTTCTTTTCCAAGTATGAACTGGATCAAAAATTTCTAATTCAGAATTTTCATCTATTGATTCATCGTTTAGTGAAATAATATCAGCTATAGCTACATCTGTTGTTTTATCAAATAATCTGTATATTTTCTTAAAACCAGGATTAGTAATTTTTTCGCTATTTTCACTAATTTTAATTTTGGGAATTATTTTAGAATCTTTTTCTACAGCAACAAGTTTGTAAACACCACCAAATACAGGTTCAGACTTAGCTGTAATTAATCTTTCACCAACACCAAAAGCATCTATACATGCCCCTTGAGCTAAAACATCTCTTATAATATGTTCATCAAGTGAATTAGAAACTATTATTTTACAATCAGAATAACCAGCAGCATCAAGAGCTTTTCTGCATTTTTTTGTTAAATAAGTTATATCGCCAGAATCTATTCTTATTCCTGTTGGTCTTTTACCAAGAGGAGATAATATTTTATCAAATACTTTTATAGCGTTTGGTAATCCAGACTTTAAAACATTATAAGTATCGATTAATAGAGAGCAGTTATCAGGATATGTCTCAGCCCAAGACTTAAATGCTTCATATTCAGTATCAAATAATTGAACCCAACTATGTGCCATTGTTCCAACAGCAGGAATATCAAAATATTTATCAGCAATTGTACAAGCTGTAGAATCACAACCACCTATAATAGAAGCTCTTGCACCGTAAATAGCACCATCATATCCTTGTGCACGTCTAGAACCAAATTCCATTACAGTTCTTTCTTCAGCAGCTCTACATATTCTATTAGCTTTAGTTGCAATTAAGGTTTGATGATTAATCGTTAAAAGAATCATGGTTTCAATAAATTGCGCTTGGACAACAGGGCCTCTAACTGTTACTAAAGGCTGATTTGGAAATACAGGATTACCTTCAGGGACAGCCCATACATCGCAAGTAAACTTAAAGTTTCTTAAGTAATTTAAAAATTCTTCTGAACGAGAGCCTACAAAGTCAGGTAAACTTGCTAAATCTTTAGCCATTTAATCACCCCCTAAGAAGCTAAAGCGTCAATTTTCTTTTCTAGTAATTTTATTTTTTCTTCTAAGATTTCTATTTGTTTATCTCTTAATAAAACTTCTTCTTGTAAAGCTCTTGCAACAATGCTTGTATATGCAGTTATATCAAATGCTAAGCATTCCTTTTCACCTATTTTCTCTTTTGTTATAGGGTCGAAGTCAACAATATTACACTCCCTAAGCATATATTTACCTATATGGCTATCTTGTATATCCTGTGCAATAAATCCAAAATTATTTTCTTTCGCACCTTTATAGTTATATGTGGCAAACCTAAACTCTCTAATAAAATCAATGAATGTTTGTTTTTTTATTTTAGAATTAAGTCCTATTACATCTACTTCACTTAAATATTCAATATTCTCTTTTAAGTTTCTATCAGACATTTGAGATAAAGTTCCTGAACACAATAAAGTTGAACCATCATTTTGAAATCTATATGTATAATCCGATGTACTAGCTTTTGAGTTATGAAAATCAACATACTTTCCAATTTCCATAACACCTTGATTATTTACTAAAGGTATCAATTCCCATCTTTTATTATTTGAATGCCCTCCAACATGAAGCCCATTAATATGAAGAGTATGAACATCATAAAATTTTCTTGTTGGCACTCCAAGATAGCCCACTTCATTTCTATAAGGCACTATGCCACCACTTCTGGTCATAAGCCATTCTGACCCATCAGCAAAAATTGTTGGGATTCTTGCGCCATTTACGACTGGATCAGAAGAATATTCAAACTGCACTGCACCGACTTGTGTTAATGTATAACTTATAGGAGCGCTACCATTAAATGATTGTGTTGCATTCCCTATTGTAATATTTCTTGCATTTTGTAGCCTTGTAGCTGTATCTGCATTACCTTGAACATTACCAATAACCTTAGAAGAATTTCCCATAGTCAAATTACCAGTCATTGTCCCACCAGTTAAAGGAAGATAGCTTTTAAATTTATTCTCTAATAGCGTTAAAAATGCACTAAGCGGACCGTTTCCATGCTTAACAATATCAGAAGAAGTATGCGGGTAATAAACATCACCAGTTGCACTTTGAATTTCTATTTTATTTATAGCCATTTTATCCCCTCCTTTAAGGAACTACCTTGAAAAATAATTTAACTTGTTGAGCCGTATTGTAACTAGTTCCAACTCTTACTGTTTCTCCAGTATCTCCCTTATCGCCCTTTGGCCCTTGTGGGCCAGTTGCTCCTTGTAAACCTCTAGGCCCTTGTGTCCCAGCATCTCCTTTAACACCTTGTGGCCCTTGGGCTCCAGTAGCTCCTCTTTCTCCTTGCGGACCTTTAATGTTAACGCTAGTTGGATTATTTAAACCACCATTATTACTCCATGATAGAACTCCAGCGGAGCTAACGGTAGGGGTGAATGTTGTTCCGTTTGCACCTCTAGCCCCAGTTTCCCCTTTAGCCCCTTGGGTTCCCGCAGGGCCTTGAATACCTTGTAGTCCTCTTTCCCCTTGAGGCCCTTTAATATTAACACTTGCTGGGTTAGCTAAACTGCCATTATTAGTCCAAGATAACACCCCTGTGGAACTAACTGAAGGCGTAAATGTTGTTCCAGTTGCACCTTTAGCACCTGCTGCTCCTGCCGCCCCAGTTTGTCCTCTTAATTTTCCACTATCATATTTTTGTTGAAATGTTTCCCCATCAGTAAAGGTAACCGCATCAGCTGAAGTAAGTGGATCTACATCTTCTATAACTGCTCCTGTATTTTCGTTTAATAATTGTATTTGAACTTTTTTCTTTGCCATTTTTCTATCTCCTTTTAAACTTTTATTCCTAAGTTTGGACTAACCCTTATTGTTACATTTCCACCAGTACCACTATTCACTTTATCTGTTATTTTACAGTAGATAGTATTTTGTTTTCTTTGTGATATTGCTGGTAATGTTTCTGATACTACAATTTCTAACTTATTCTGAAGTTTAGATAAAATATTAAATACCGTTCTATCTAATGCCTCTATATTATACTGATCCTTTGTTTTAAATCTTAAATCCTCAATGTTGCTTTGCTGTATACTAAGAACTTGTGAGCCAACTAAAATTTTAGCTAATAGAACTTGATTTCTATTAGCTGTTGGAATTGTTGGATTTGCACTTGGCTGTCCTCTTAATGCTTTAATTTCTCCAGTGCTCATATCAGCAACAATTAAATCATATCTATTAAATGTTGTTGTATTAGCAGTTATTTTTATATTTTCAGTAGTATCAGAAGCTAGAAATTTCCCTTCAAAACTACATTGACCAGTGCTAACATTTATACTTAGATCTGGACTATCTAATGCTGAAACTTTAAAACTATCAGCATAAATAGTTTTTTCAACATGAGTTTTTGAATCCATTTGTATAACATCTTCAACATAATATCTAGTTGCTTCTTCATTATCTATATTAAACTCAACTGGATATAACTTTACCATTTTCCCCCTCCTTTAAAATCTATATACTTTGGGCGATTCTTCTCTAAACATACAATTTCCAAGTTCTATATTCATAGTTTCTGTTTTACAATCAATTGTAAACTCTATTATTTTTATCTCTGTATTTAAGGATATTTCTTTTAAAATCAAGCTAATATTATCACCAACCTCAACATCAAAAATATTAAAAGTATCACAATTAGATACATTTAAAGAAATTGATATTAATGGATTTTTACATTTATTTAGTTCATCTTCTACATATTTATCTAATGTACTTTGTAATCTTATATCATTTACAACTAATTCTTTAGAAAAAACTCCATATTTGTATATAGAGTTTAAATCTTTAGCTTCAGCTATTATACTATGCTCTATATCCGAATCATCTGTATATGTATTTTTAGCTACTATATAATTATAAATTTCACCACTGCTGGTAATAGATAAAGTTTTATTTACATTAATATCTGAATTTATTTCATAATATGTTTTATCAATTCCTAGTGATGTATATAAATTTAGCTTTCTATTTTTATCAATTTGCCAAAAATAATTTGCATCTGTAGTAAATTCATCAAGTTTATCATAAAAATTATCATTCCAATTAATAATTCTGGTAGTTTGAAGATTATTTTTATGGGCAGTACCTTGTGAAACACCTGTGTTATACATATTATTTATAACATTTAGCATATTATATAAAACTTTATCATACTCCCCTGTAAAAACATTATTATCTTGTCTTATATACATAGTAAATAATTTATCTTGTATAAGCCTACCATAACCAAAACAATCAATAGTAAAAAAAGAAGTATGAGGATTAGAGTTATATATAACTCCCCACCATAGTAATTCTTCCCTTGCAGAAATATGCTGATTATAGACATTCATCTCATTTATTCTTCTATAGATCTCTATATGATTATTATTTTGCAATATATCTTCAGTTGTTTTAATACTTCTTGGTAAAGTCAAACTAGCTTTCCATATACCATTTAAAGTTTTTGTGTAAGTAAGTTCACTTATCTCATATACTTCTTCTAAAATTATATGCTCTTTATTAAAAATTTTTATATAATAATCATTACTAATTAAATCCATACTTCTCGCCACTTAACAGTTGCCACTGCTTTACTTCCTGTATATACTATTTCTAAATTATTTTCTCCAGGTAATAAACTTATCCATGTACCTGTTTTATTTTTTATAACAGATTTCTGCACTCCTGTTTCATCTACTT